CGATTTCTTCAACTTCACCGCCGTCACCATCATCCAGGTCGGCTTCTTCCATGTCCTCATCATCTTCATCATGAGAACCATAAGCTTCTTCAGCTTCGTCCTCATCTTCATCATGAGAACCATAAGCTTCTTCAGCTTCGTCCTCATCTTCTTCAGTTTCTTCCTCTTCTTCAGAATCCATTTCCATTTCATCTTCTTCAGAGTCAGTTTCTACTTCAGAATCGACTTCTACTTCATCTTCATCAGAATCCATTTCGTCTTCATCTTCGTGTTCAGCTTCTTGAGTATCTTCATCTTCGCCCCATACTTTAAAGACTGCAGTTTCGTCAACAGTTTCTTCTGTCTTCTCTTCTGCTTCCTCAAGGACTTCGGTATCAGACTCAAGAGCTGCAAATGCTGTTTCCAGCAAGTTTTTAGTTTCTTCTTGTGACATAATAGTTATCCTATTTTACAGTTTAGAGAGGAAGTCTTTGAACACCTTCTCCTGAACTGACGCCAGCTCTTTAGAAGAAGATTTACGAACTTCAGTCTCATACTTTTCAAGTTGCTGAGGTTTCAGTATACCATTTTCCCAGATCCATTCTACACCTTCCATGATACCATTCACGAAAGCTTCTTGTGCAGAGGGGTCTTGAACAATGTCAACTGTGGCGAGCATATAGTCGCTCTTGACCACACTTGCTCCACCTTTATTCTCAACGGTTCCCATACCACGACTCGAGACACCAAGTTTAACTCCACCGGAAATCAAACCTTCAACGATTTGTCCCATAGGTGTTTTAAGTACTTGTGCCTTTCCAACAACATCATCACCGTCAAACTTTAACTCGGTGATTTTGTGTGAAACTTTGTCTAAGTTAATCTGCGGGCCATTAGGGTGATCTAACTCACCAACTGCCCGATCAGTTTTAACCTGCTCGTTGACGTATTTTTCAACGGCATTATAAAGTGTTTCTTTTGGATATACCCGGCCATTACGGTTTTTCTTTTCGGCCTGCATAAAAATACCTTCGATAAAAGTGGCTTTTTCACCATCTCTATCTTCAGTAATGTACTCCAAATTATCAAAGTGTTCCGTAATAAGTCTCATTTTATCCCTTTACGTTTCGCGCATTAAAAATGTCGTTTGCAACTGCAACCTTCTTGACCTGTAATGCTTCTTCTCGTTTTGCTGCCATAGCGCTTGCAAAACTAGATACCGCATCCTTTTTATTACCGGTCATAAGTGCATTTAACAAATCTTTACTCATAATATTACCTTTTGTTTGATATATTTATATATTCTAGTGTTTTAAAAAAACTAATTGAGTTCATCCTCTAAATTAATTTCTTCTTCAAGATCGTCTTCCAAATCTGTGTCTATATCAGTTAATTCGTCTTCAAGATCATTCGCAGGTAAATCGGCTTCTAAATCTCCACCAGACTCCGCGTCAACTGATGCAAACATGTTATCGTCTGAGTTTTCTTTTTCGGCCTTTTCATCTGCAATCTGTTTATCAATTTGATCCATGTCATCATCGGACTGACCAAGAATATTTTTGCGAATCCATTCTTGAGAGTAGTACTTACCATTATAATCTTCAATTGATTGTACCATGTCTAGACGCTCTTTAAGAACTTCAAATTCTTTTAATTCGCTAAAGTAATTATCTTTAATGTAATCAATTGAAATATATTCTTTCATATTATCCCAATCATCGTCAGCAATAATTCCTTTTAGCTTGAGCTGTGTTTCAAGCGCATTTAAGAAAATATATGAAAAACGATTCCGCAGTCTATCAATAAACTTTTGAAACTTAACTTCTTCTCGGTTAATTTCAGTCGCACGGCCAATATTAAACCCTGTATCAGACTCAAGACGGCTAAGCGGCACGTTAAGCGATTTATACAATTTCTTTTGAAAGAAGAGAATATCATCGATTTGACCTAGGTTTTCACCTCCAGGTAAAGTAGTAATTTCTGTTCCGCGACCGCCTTCACGTCTAGGTAGCCAAAAATCTTCAAGCATAGATTTGTGACGGCGATCGTCATGTACTTCGCCAGATGTAGAGTCGTATACAATTTTATTACGATACTGACTCATCATATTTCTTACATATTCTTCTGCCTTACCTTTAGGTAAATTGCCGACATCAATATAAAAAATACGACGTTCAGGTGCCCGGGAAATACGATAAATCACTAAAGCGTCTTCAAGCATTCGTAGCTGGTTTACAAGCTTAATCGATTTATGTAAATGCGAAAGTACCTTAGTTCTTCCGGCGTCCATAATACCGCTAGTTGCTGATGCGATTGCTTCTGGTGCAATCTTAATCCCTGCATCTGCTCCACCATGATGTGTTGTAGTAATATTAGCGCTATGTTCACTTTCAGAATAGATATAGTATTCTTCTTCAGTTTCGCTAACTGTAACACCAGTAAGTTTATCTGTTTCAGTTTTTACTTCGCGCACTTTCCGCATATAAATTGGATCGATCGGCCGAAGTTCTTGAATACCAGCTTTAGTATTTTCAGTGTCAACTACAATATGGAAATAAATTTTACCGTCAATATACCAACGTCTAAATAACTCAGCCCCGTGCTCGTTAAATTCAAGCATACTAACAATATTTTGAAACTCTGATTTAATTTTTTCTTTAATATCTTCTTCGTAATTAAGATCATCAAGGTTAATTTCTACCGGTGCCCCTTGTATACCGGAGCAAATAGCTTCATCAACAATATCATCAATTGCTGTATCACATTCTGGTTGTTCTGCTGCACCACGATATTTAAGAATAAGATCTCTATCTGTTGATGCTTGTGTACCATCGATGTCATAATATTGTCCGTAGTAGCCCCCAGCTGCTACAGTCATTGTACCTTCATCATCGTACTTAGGTACAAAAGACTTTAACTTGGGGTCTTCTGCGGATTTTAGTTCTGCGTCACGCAGCCGTCGCTTAATTTCGAATCCAAATATTTCCATAGATCTATTTATAAAAAAACTCCCCAACTTTCGTTGAGGAGTTCTCATTAATTAACTAACAACATAAACTTAAGAGGTTGTATTAGATTCCCAATATTGATATTGTAGTTCAACGGTAAACTCACTAACCTGATCAGTACTATCATATGATAGATCAACCTGAGAAATATTAGTAGGAAACGCACCGCGTATGTCGTACCGCTTTGTAGTGTTACCTGCTTTATCTAACTGTTCGACAATCATATCAGCCTGATAGTCTACTGGGTTAGCAAGACCAACGTTATTAGCGTGTTCATTAATGCCGTTCATCCACGTTTCAAACGCGTTACGAACAGTCATTTCGTTATCGTTAATAACAGTAATGGTCCATGGCTCGAATGTACGATCTCCAGCAACTTTTACTTGACGTCCCCTAAAAGGAATTTCAATTGTACCAAGGTTGCTAGCCGGAAGACCAGCACCCTTGACCATAAATTGCGTGAATTCTACATCTCCACCAGCATACGCAGGAAAGTTGATGGTAGCTTTAAACAAATTGCTTCGAGCACCACCGCCAGTTAGTTTTGACTTAAAGTCATCTACACCTAGAATAGCCATTTTACTTTCTCCTTATACTTAGTTAGAACCTGTGATTTCAGAGAACTCAACGCCAGCACGAGTAGCGATGAAGTTCAATGTGATAAAGTTAATCGATCTTGCAGGCTTAATATAAATGTCTGCAACAAACCGATTATTGTCAATTACGTCTCCTGTGTTATTTGTTTCATCACAAACAACTAAGAAGTCAGTAATTCCTCGTCTGCCTTTTACATCCCGAAGGAAAGGCTCAACTAAGTTGCGGAATTGAGCACGCGTAAATTCGTCGTTAAACTCAAATAGCTGGAACTTAGACGCGGTAGCAATTGTTTTTTCCAATACGATAAACAATCTACGAACATTAATACGATCAAACGCAGATGGTTTTTTCTGTGCGGTCTTATCACCAAACAACAGAATACCTTGACCCGGGAAAGAAACAATCGGGTTAATATTATTCTGATATAGCGAATCGCGTTCAACTGTAGTAGGATTAAATGCTAGCTTAGTAACACCACGTAATCCACCACGGTTATAACCAGCTGGAGAGAACCAAGCATCTGCTACGTTATCAGTATTAGCACAAAGACCAGCAATGTGACCAGCCGCTGGAATATAACGATATGTGTCATTATACTTATCGTATACGTACAGAGAAGTTGAATCGATTACAGCGTAGTTACTATCAATTGTACTGTCTGCAACAAATTCTTCAACATTAGATAACTGAGTTGCCGAATTAGTTATATTTGCAGTGTCAGCAATCTCTGGTGAAATAAATGCCACACAATCTTTACGGTTGACCGCAATATCAGCGATTGTCTTAGCATTTGCTGCAGGATAAGAACCACCAATAAGTAGGTTTACATCTACTGTATCTTTGTTATCTTTAAACGCTGCTTCATACGATGCTGCTAAGTTTTCTTTAGAAGGCTCAACGTCTGTTCCTCCTGATAAGCTTTGGATACTATGATCGGTCGCATCGTTACTTACTATTGAACTAGGATTACCAAAAATCCAATTGGATCTATTTTGTAATACATCAATATAATAATTTGATGTACCATCATCTTTCTTTTCAGTAGAACCTACCGATAAGAATTGGAATGTTTCTAGCACCGTATTTGCAACACCACTAATATCTCCATCTTCATCAATTACTGCAATATGAATTTGGTTATTTCCAGCGTCGTCTGTTAGCGGCGCGCCATCAAACAACTCTTTTGCGTTTATTGATGTACTACCATAGTTTCCAGCGCCAGCTGCAAATGATGCGTTTGTTACTACTGCAACCTGCAAAGAATTACCTAACGCCCCTTGGTATCTTGCAACAAAGTTACCTAAGTCCTGAGCCAGTGTCTGGCGTTCGTAATCGTCTTCGTTTTTAATCTCAACATTACCTGCAAATACAGATTCAAGAACAGCTGTTGTTTGTGCAGCAGCAGGACTATCAGATGTGCCGGTTGGCGCATCGACTGTTGGTGTACCGCTTGTTCCAGTACCAGCGGCAACTACTACAACATTTTTGAGTTGTAATGTTGCATCAGTGATTTTCAATCCAGCACCAGAACTGCTAACTGCTGTTACTGTTTCATCAGCCAATCTAGTTCCGCCTACTTCACTTTCAGT